GGAAATCTAGCTGAGTAGGGTCCGTTGCTGGTCTTGAAGTCCGCCAAAATAATCTCGGCGTTTGAGTTCATGTAGATCAGGTCGCAGCACCCTGCGTACCCATGTCCTGTTTCTTCGCTGTAATAATGGATTCTTCCCACACCGTCGTCGCCGACATACTTCGACCAGCGTGGTTGGTTGAAAGGTTTCTCGCTCCAAAGCACGCGACCACCTTCTAGAAGTTCGTCTAAAAGCTCAGGCACCCCATCCCAATACGGCTTGTACTGTTCGGACGGAACCACACGGAGCCCACGTAGATAATCTTCTACGCTGTTGTGAATCCAAGTTCCCCTGGTAGCTGCAGCATCAGCTGCGCCAGGGTTCATCAAATTCCAGTGCGCTAGCTTTTTACGTGTCGTCTCAGTCTGAGTGGCGCTCAGTACAGATGTTACAGATGGGAGAGGTTTAGGAACACCAGCACAGAGATAATGCCGTAAACCGTTGATCGTTACACGTGTATCGGACACAGTTGTAGTGTCAATTCCTCTTCAGCTTAGAACGAACTGGATGCAAATTTACCTTCATCTGCATCATCATCGTCGTCATCCTCGTCATCATTTAGGAAGAATTCAGACTTTTGATACTGGTAATCGCGGTTGCGTTGATCGAGCTCTGACATCAAGCACAAAGCAGCCGAGAAACCTTCAACAGTGATCTCTGCGCAATCCTCCGGTGATCGTGCGTTACCCTGATAATCAACGCACTCAGTCAGCAGCTGCTGCCCCACAAGCAATGCAGTGATCTTATCAAGCTGACGGTTGTGCTCGATCTGGAGTTCAATAAGTTGATCTAGTCTCTTGAACAGGCGCTTACTCACAGCTTGAGGTCTTGTGGGCGATGCCAGGATACCTCGAAGTCAATGCACGTGTTCACTTGAGCTGCTCCCGGTTTTTGAAACACAAACCACGCAGAAGTTACAGGGTCCTTTGAATTAGTCCCATCCGCACGAAATGATGGCCTGGGGGACAATATCTTAATGTTTGTTAGAGACGAGTTCTGCAAGAAGTCTTCACGTGCCCTCGTGGGCTCCAGGAACGTCAGACGATCTAAGATGCACACACCTTTTCTTGCAGCCTGTAGTCCGCATTCAGTGATCCATTTAGTGTAGTCTTTCATTCCTTGGGTTATAGCGACTACCCAGTCGACCTGTCCTTTCTGTTTAGACCACCATTCAAGGTCTACGATGTTCTCTTCGCAGTTGTTTGTTATTACATCAGTTACGCTGGCCTTTCTTACCTGCTTCTCAAGCGCTCCCTCGGGGTCGAACGGTAAGAGTACTACTCCATCAACCAGCCCCGAGTTACGGATAGGATCGAAGATGTAACGAGGAACGCAGTAAAAATTCGACATGTCGGAACAGTTGCTGGATAAGCTTAAGTCTCACTTAACACTTGAGCAGAAGTTTACCCACCGTGCTTTTCTAGATGGCATCGATAAGCTTAGTCCTAAAGAGTCTCGGGAGGTGTTAGAGGTCGTTTACGCAAACTATTTGATACGAGCAAAGCTCTTAGAGAATATTATAAAGTACTGCATAGCATATGGTGTCGATCTTCCGTCCTTCGGCGACCTGCTAGAGCTGTAGGCACAAAAAAGGGACGCTTGACGGCGTCCCTCGTGGTGAACATCCAGGCAGAGCTTAGCTCAGAAGTCGAGACCGGCGGCTTGGAGAGCTGCTTTCTGCTCGTCAGTAAGATCCTTTTTGCTGGAACTCTTCTTGGCGGTCGGTGGCTCCACCTCGCTTGCCTTAGCTCCAGGGGCACCGGCCCCTGCGGGAAGCGCTGCCAGACCAGCAGGTGCAGCACCCTCTAGCCGTTTCGGGTTAGCTTCAATGAAAGCTTCCTTAATGGCTGCGTGGTCTTCTCCCAGAGGTAGCTCAACCAAATGAGCGCCGGAGATAGTACTGCGTAGAGCAGATGCCACCAGATCTCCTGAACCAGAGTCAAGCCACGCTCCAATATCTTCAATGAGCTTTTGCTCTTCATCCGTTTGAGTAGGACGATCCCGGAACTCTAGAACGTTGTAGTTGATTTTGGCGCCGTCAGCACCAGTCATCGGGTCCCTTTCGTTAAAGGACTTCTGGACAAACTTTGTCTCAGTAATGACTTCGCCTACATTGATACGGTTGTTGTAGAGCGTCTGGAAGTACGAGATGAAGTTCCTTTGAGACGATTTACCACTGATGATGCTAGTGCATACACAGCGAGGTGGAAGCAGACGATGATTAGGTGAGACACCAATGTAAGCAATACGAATAAACTCCTCATGCGATCGCATACCGAGGTTGCCGAAATACGGCGTGAACCCAAGAAGCACGAACGAAATCGGAATCCCATTACCGTTGCTGTCGACGATCGCCGCTTCGCTATCAGTATCGGATTTCCAATAGCGGCTTTGAAGATCGATTCGGAGCGTGTGCGGCGGGACTTGGCAGAGTATCTCGTCCGCAGAGAACTTACCAGCGATGAAAACCATGACGTTAAATCAGAGAGAGAAATCCAGTGAACCGAGAGCCGCTGCTGAGACGCGCCCCTTGTCGGGGTCTGCAGCCTTTGCGGGCGCGGACTTTGTGCCCTTAGGAAGGTAAAGAACTTTTTCAACGGAGTAGTTTAGATACTGACGTTCTTCTTTCTCACTCGTGGTGATTCGACCGACAGCGATTGTCGGCGTTCCGTTAGGTAGCTCAGAGAGCTGCTTCGAGAACTTGTCCCACGCGGTGATCTTCGTCCAGGAGGTTTCAGAGCTTTCAGGATCCTGCCAAGCCAGAGACCTATTAGTTACGGTCGAGCCGCCAACTTCGTTCTCCTCCTGCTTTGGACCCAAGCCACCACAAGCCATGTAGGTATTGATGGCAAGCAGGTCATCGAAGTTGTCGTTGGTTACAACCAGCATCGGCTGCATCTGAAGCACACCGTCTGGCGTGGCTTTCGCAGGACCGATGGCGAGGATCGTCTGATCCTCTTTGAGCCCCTTCAGCAGCTTGCCGACGTAGTGGTCAGACTTTTGCGTCAGCTGAACTTTGGTTGCGACTCGTTTGTCTGAGGTTGGGAGCGACTCCGCGATTGCGTTGACGACTCCGTCTTCTTCAAGCGCTTCGTCTTTGACCCGAAGGCCGAGCATCGTGATGAGCATGGTTGAGCGTTCTGTAAATCGTTGAGCGATGTACCTTCAGTGCCTTGGCGATCTCCCTGACGGGGACGCCTTGGCTGGAGAATGCTAGTACCAAATTGGTGTCTGCGTCTCCAAGCTTGGACGCTTTCATCTTCTTGTAAGAGTTGTGGTAAGGGTTGATGCAGGTTCGGTTGCCGCACGACGGCTTTACGCAATCGTCTTTGTTGATTTCAAGATAATCTAGTATCAAGGGGCGCACGTAGTATCTCTTACCCATGGCGTAGACGACTGGGTGCCCATTGCAGAGATGGCCTTTCCATACGTCACACTCTTTGTGCTCAAAGTCGCTCGTAGCTAGTCTTCTGAATAGAACGGCAAGAATGCTATCTTTTACTCCCTTGTAGGTCAAAGAGAATGTATCTGCCTGCAACGCTCTAGCAATATCGGAAGCTTGAGCCTGCGCGTGGTTTGAATCGATCGCAGTGACAGCAAGTTCAAGCTTTTTTTCATCACGCCTAAGATCCAGACAGTAACTAGTAGAAGTCATTCGGCTGGAAGTCTGCTGCCTCGATGATACGCCTTCGGTCCTCCTCGTTCGAAGCAAAAATGGGGTATAGCCCTAGCCATACCCAAAGTTTCTCAAGAATAAGTTTTTTAAGCTTCACCTTTTAGGTAGCAGCTAATTCAGCTTAGACGTTTTCTCACTTCTTAGCTTTTTTAAGTTTCTTGAGAGCTTTATCTGATAATTTGATACCTTGTGCCTCAGCAGCCTTTCTAATCTCGCCTGGTCGTAGGCCAGATTCCAGTGCACGAGCAGCTGCATTTGCTCCCAGTGAAGATCCTTGTTGATTAAACTGCTGGATATTCGTCGCACGAGCCACCTGCGTGGCAGCAGCAGGGGTGAAGGAGATATTTGCCTGATTCGCTTGGGTTCGTACTTGACTCGGTGTTATGCCAGCACCAAGAGCCGAGGTTACGGATTGCATACCTCCCTTACCGGGGTCGCCACCCACAAACGAGGTGTAAGTCGGAGCCGGAGCCGGAGCCGGAGCCGGAGCCGGAGTCGGAGTCGGAGCCGGCTGTACTTGATTCTGTTGTCCGCCAGATGTGTCAGTCGTTACCGAGGTTTGGGGTTGTTCATTTAACGCGTTCTGCAGATCGCTAATTTGCTGACTCAAGCCTCCAAAAACCGCACTGTAATCTTGGGCAGGCGTTGTCGGTGCCGCTGCTGCAGTTGAAGTCGAGGGAGCGCTGCTGATTGCACTCGGCACGGATTCGGCAAGCTTAAAGATTGCTTCACCAGGTTGAGTTAGCGGAGCTTTATAACGAAGAGTGCTCGGACTCCTTCCAATTCGTTGGCTCCTGACAGCGAATTCTGGGGTGAAGCCTTCGAAACCACTAGTGCCTTCTTCGCCTTCCGCGTCATCGTCGAATAACGAAGCGAGGTCAAGGCCAAACATTTCACCCGCACGCCTAACTACGCGGCCAAAGCGAGTAGATCCCGGAAGCGCAGAAGCTCCTGCGGTAGTACTAGAGGCGGTTGGCGTGGCAGTCATAAAGCTTAGTCGGCCTTAGCTAAGAAGCTTTTTGATGGCCTTAACACGGGGTATTCACAGTATAGGCCCTTTAGGTCTTTAGCTATTTGTTTTGCTCGAAAGTTTTAAAGCCAGTAAAGATAGGAGCTGCTTTTCGCTCTCTATCGTTAGCTTCAAATCCTTTGAAGCCCGCGAATGTCGGCGCAGCTTGCGCTCCACCGTACATTCGAGCTCCTTCGTCAGCCTCGGGTTCTGTTTGTCCGTTAGTTTTTGACTTAATACTCTTAAGCTCGGGGTAGTAGTCAAGTAAGACAGAGCTCTTTTCCTCGTTGGCTACAAGGGGTATCCCGAAAAAATCTCCAGCGAATCGGGTAGCCATAGCTTAATACCTCACTATTTCAAGTTTACTTGTTTTCGATGAAGAATCTTTTTAAGTCAAAGCCTGGACCAACAACACCTTTTAGCACACGCATCGTATTTTTTGCCTTTTCGTGGCAGGTGAAGTAGAGCGCTTTATCTCGATTAGACGTGTAACTGACGAGATTACGTCTCTCAGTGTCCAGACAATCACTGACGTACATAGAGTCTTTTATAATTACCCATACCTCTTGGAAACGCAGGAGCGGCATTGCCTTGGTCTCGTCGAGGGTGTACAATCTCGAGCTCAAGGCTACCTTTTTTACGGTTTTCTTGACTACACGTTTTTTAATTTCTTCTGTATTTTCTTTGGTTTCGTTACATTGCTTAGCCGCCGGTTGCTCCAGAAGCCTTTTCAAATTACGAGCTTTGTTGGCGGCTTCTAGCGCACTAGAGAACACATCAACCGTGAAGCACACTCCCGCTTCCATTCGTACACAGCCGACGTAGCCTTGCTCTGTCTTAGCTGTAAATACTTCTTTTTCTTTGACTGCGTCGAGATTCAGAATCTCTACTGCTGTTGCGGACTTCTTCTTAGGTTTAACCGTAACTGCGTCTTCCTTTTTGATCTGCGCAGCCGCGTGGATCATGAGCCGACCTTGCTCGTGCTCGGTCGTTGACTTATACCCATCCCACAGAACTGCAGCGTAGTGTCTACGGTCACCACGCTTG